CAAAGTGTACTTTACAGAGTACAAGATCGTGAGCGCTCAGCCTGTTTTACTATCTAAAGAATTTGTCGGTTTCTCTGGTGTAAATACTATCGGGGAATTTGATGAATTGCTGTTGCCTATTTGATCGAGTAGGAGTATAATTCTTTATGCAGCGTGATCCGGAGTCCGGACGCCGAGAGAGCGACTGTACAAGTATAATTAATTAATTTACTGTGGTTATACATAGCGCCCGTGGTCAAAAGCCAGGGGCGTTGTGTTATTATAGAGGTGCAGAGCCAGCCTACCAAGTTATCTTGGCGTGGGCTGGTTTTTGTTGTTGGCGTGTATAATGAGAGGTAGAATTAAACGGAGAAATTACTATGACAAAATGGATCAACAACGATGCTTGGAATGCCTTGCTCAATAAAGTAAAGACGGCTGATCAGATTTGGTTGTTATCTAGCTATGCGGACAGTTACACAGCAGCTAACAGTGCTAAGTTAGGCGGCAAAGCCTACTCGCTCGGCACGGTTTCGTTCCCAGCTAGAGGGGAGAAAAAGGTGTCCTTGCCAAGTGTCGCGGACGTCCCTATAGACAGGAGCGGAACAGTTAACCATGTAGCGCTTGTTCGCGCTGGCGGTAGCGAACTAATCATGGTTGTTGACGTTTCGAGCCAAGCTGTTGCTCAGAACGGTAATGCTGATGTATCTGGTATCGAACTAAAGGCAGAGGTAGCGTAAGATGGAAAATGACAAAAGAGTACGACGCATTGCAGATATAGCGGAGGAGCTTGGTTTTCGTGTATGGTTTAGCTTCGCGGTTTGCCATATTCATAGAATGTATGGCCCAGAGGTAGCTCATTTTGAGCTGGATGACCAGCAGCGATATTGGGTATCATCTGAATTTTTAAACGCTACTGCCGGTAAGTATTTCCGCGAGGTAGTTGATCATATTGGCTACTTAGCGGCCAATAAGGGCAGCCAGTCGAGAGGTGTCCTATATTCGCCGAAGGACGGGCGCACCAGTTGGTGGTCGTTGAAAGAACTTGAGGATGGTAGCGGCGTTAAGACTATAGGGAATGAGAGTATGGACTCACTGTTCACGAAAAAAGGCGTCGAACGGATTATGAAACGATACGACGTAGGGCATAACTGCTACATACAAGAAATAGACCAGGACGGCGCAGCTGGCAAGAAAATAGAATGGGAAGGTGGAACTGATAGGAGTTGGTAAATGAACGAGAATCTAGCATCAACAGTATTAACTAGTAATATAGACACGACACAAACAACCATTCCTGTTAGAAGTGCTAACAACTTTCCAATATCTGGCTATTACTATGTAACTATTACCCCAGCCAATACATTCCCCAGTACTGAAAACTCGGAGATAGTTCTGGTAAAGGCTCGCGCCAACAATATATTTACCGTGGAGCGTGGCGCTCGGCGCACGATAGCAAAATCATTTCAGGCTGGTGCGCTCATCTACATATCAGTATATGGCGAAAGAACGCTCAAAGTCGGTGACATCATCATGACAATGAATAATAGCCCGGCCTATGGTCGGTTGTTTATGGATGGTGGCCAGTACCAAGAAGAGGATTACTCTCTGTTGGCTGAGCACATAAGGTATAATCCGGCGCTAGGAAGTGTTAGTGACGGAATTATCACATTAAAAAATATGCGGCAAAAATTTCCACTGGGGAAAGCGCCGTCCGGTACGGGTAGCACTCTTGGTGAGTCTGGTGGGGAGATAGACCACAAACATGGCATGTCTACCTACACTGGAGCTGGAGTCGGTTTTGGCACAGGCGACGTCCGTGCGGCTATTGGCGCTACCCACGACGACGCTAAGCGTATAGGTTACGCAGCGTTGGATGCAACTATGCCGGCCGGCGGCACACGCCCGAATTATAAGTACTCGATTAACTCGAGGGACAGCCAAGAGAATGAGGGAAATAGATGGAATCACTTCACCCCGGTGTTTGGATACACAAACTCGAATAACCCTCCATTTATTGTAGTAAACTTTGAAGTTGTAGCGAGGTGATGTAGTGTCTACAGCTCTTTATTTTCCGGCAAGAGACGGGCTAAAAAACTGGACAGGGGAGTTGATACACAACGGAACACTATCAATAGTAGATAACCAAGTGTTGAAGCTGCGCCGGGCCAGCGACGGTACCGGCAACGACCGGTTTGCCGGATATATTCCGTTCGATTCCATAGATGGTGAGTTGTATGCCGTGTTCAATACCCTGCCACTTGCGGGCACCGACGGGTTGATGGGGATATTCGCCATGCGGTGGAAAGACCCGTCCGTTAGGGGTAGTGGGCCTTCTGGATACACGCTATCGATAATCCCCGACCGGTCGGCCGCTTCCGGCTACTCGCTTTGGCTCGAGAACGGTATTAAAAAACTGTCTAGCTTTCCTCTTCCGTATTACAAACACACAAATGATTACTGTGCTAGATTTAGTGTTACCGGCAGTATTATAAAGGCAAAGGTGTGGCCATCAGCTGATAGTGAACCTGGATGGCAGATAGTGCTAAGCGATTCATCTGTGCAGGGCAGCCAAGACAGGAAGCGGAACGGCGTATTCACCCACAACGGAGGTTCGGTGGACTACCGTTTTATATCATTTGGCTTTAATAGCTCGTCCGCTCCGTCGATGCAAGACTTAACGCCAGCGTCTGTAGCGTCAAAACAGCTAGATAATACGGGGTTTATAGCTGGGCCGCTAGGCGGCTTCCCGGCTGGCGGTGCATATGTCCCTGTGAAAGCCAAGGCGAACTACGATGTTGTCGGTGACACATCAACAGCCAAAGTAACTATCAAGCAGCCGGCGTTATCTCATAGATATTCCCTCCGAGGCAACAGAGGCTTCCCGTGGGTGCAGATCACACCTCCCAAGGTTACATACAAAGAGCCCGGTAAACTCTATATTTTACCCTCAACAGAGGTAGCGAGAGTTAAAATAAGCCAGCCGACACTAAATTACAAAGCGCCACCTAATGTGAGTGTTGTTGGTAATACAACAAAAGCTAGAATAACAACAAGCCCGCCATCGATCACGTTCAGTTCAAAACATGCCATCATCGCAGATGAGACTGTTGCGCGTATTGAGATACCACAGCCAACCATCGTGTTCAAGGATGTTGAGCGATATACGTTTTATGTTGATCCTGTAACAGCTCGTATCCGCACTACAGTGCCTTCTATCCGATTTAAACGTGTGCAAATCAATCCAGACGTATGGAAAACCCCACAAACCGAAATAGAGCACGAGTGGCGCAAGCTACCATACACCAGTGAGGCTACTGGAATATGGCGCAACCACCAATATTACCGTAGTGACGACCAAGTTTGGCGTAATAACCGCAAAGAGGACACGTCACAGTGGCGAAAACCAGTATCTACCACGAGAGATGAGCAAGAGTGGCGGCGTGTAGTGTATGATTAGAGTAAAGGAGAATAAAACATGCTGACATTTTCGCAATTAAAACAAGATGTGGTCAGCCTCATCAACGTAGATGAGGACAACATCACAGAGGTACGCAAAGCCGTATCAGATATAAACACAGGAATAAAGCTATTCCAAAACGCCGTGAGACGTTACTGGGTGCGCCAGGAGCGTGAGACTAACCTTATTCAGGGCAAATCACTATATCGCTTCCCAAGGGACATGGTGCGGGTCGTAGACGTGCGCATAAAGGACGGAGATAGCTACTATCCTATCACTCCAGTGCACAATATTGAGGAATGGCACAAGATCACAAGCGGGCAATCCACCGGAAGGCCTGAATGTTTCATTATCAAGAACGGTACAGAGATGGAATTGTTCCCAACACCAGCAGAGGACGTGCCAAGTGGCATGATTGTGACGTTCGAGCCTCGTATGCATGACCTTGGGTTGGCAGATAGGGAGGCTAACGTGTCTTTGACGGAGAATAGCCCACGAGTTACGGCCTCACAAGACAGTTTTGTACGCAGTATGGAGAATAACGGGTGGCTACAGGTCACAGATGGCAGTGACGGCAACTGGTACAAGGTAGCCAAGGTTGTGAACGCCCGCGAAATACGCCTTGAGACGCCGTATCAGGGCCTCACAGCCGCAACAAGAGTAAAGATAGGTCAATGCCCACAATTCCCCGAGGAATATCACCAAGCGCCCGTATATTACGCCGCACAGCAATACTTTTTGATGCGTAAAGACCTAGACAGCGCCAATATGTACAAGCAGTTGTTCGATAACATGGTGCAAGAGTACAAGACAGTGTACGGTATCACGACAAGCTCTGGTTTTATCCAGGGCGGTAGTAGCATGATGGGTCGAGAACGGATCACTGATCCAGTAAGGAGTATCTGGTAATGGCAGCAGGCAACACAGGCGATACAATTATCAGCCAAACATCGTTTTATGGTGGTTTTGGTACAGATGGTAAGATTGGTATCAAGAACAGCTACGGTGACTCAGAGTGTATGGACGGGCGTAAGAACCCAAGTCGGCTATCTGTACTACCTGGGGCGCGCAATCTAGGAGACGGGGATATACGCGGCTTGATTGTGAATATGACGCAAACCCCAGACGGTGTAAGATGGGGAATTGACAGGTTTGGCACATTATACAGAATTGACGTAAACAACGACGTTACGGTTGCAGCTTTTCTCCCAGGCTGGACGGATGGAACGTTTGGAGACCTCACCTACTGGAGATTGAAAGACGCTATCTACATTACCGGTAATGACCGTATCTATGCGTACACTAACGCTACATCATCAAATCAGTCTTTTATTGATACTATTACCGGTAAGGCTAGCTCATACCCTACAGTAGCTCAGATCCTCGTAAAAGATCGTGACGGCAAGTGGATTGGTGGTGGCACAAACCGGTGGAGTAGTATCAACGGCCAAGCTCAGAGCGACGGACTGCCTACCTCTATTATCGAGAACGAGGAGAACACCTGTATTTTTCTACCAGACCAATCTCCTATGACTCGTATATCTGTGCGATTCCACGCTAAGGGTAGTGGTCAAGTCCACCTTGTCGTGCATGACGCTCAGAATAAAGAGATTGCTCACGCTACTAAAAATGCTAGTGAGGTACAGACAGGGCAGATCACATACTTCGACTTTCCAGAGACGAAGGTTGGGGACTACGCCAACTTCGGTACAGAGTATCACATACATATGTATGCTAGCGACGGTAACTGGCGCGTAGAGACATATGAGCAGGACAAGATGTACGGCCTACACTTCCAGTACTTTGCCTCGCTGCTTACCAGTACGACACGTAAGAGCCACCCAATCATCAACTGGGGCGGTAGCAAGCTGTTTATTGGCAACGATCAGTACCTAGTCGACTGGCTTCCTTCTGGATTAACACAGGTAGACGAGACCGAGTTTAACCGCCACCGTGTGATTGTAGAGAACGGCATGGAGGTGACAACGCTCACTAGTAACGACGAGTATGTCGTATTAGGTTGCGAGAAGGTGAGTACAGTACCAGGTCGCTCCTTCCAAGAGGGGATGCTCGGCTTTTGGGATGGGTTTGCAGACGGGCTGAACTTTAAGATTGATACGCCAATGGGCGAGCCAAAGAGCCTATTTACCTACCAGAACATTACCTACACGATCATCGACGGTGCTATGTACGCCTATACAGGAGCTAAGCAGCTCACCAAGGTACGCACGCTCAACGACAGCCATAGCGAGTACTCAGAGAGGCGAGACACTACAGATATTTACCCCCACTGTATGACAGTGAGACGCGGTATCATGCTGTTCGCCTTCCCAAGTAAGACCAGCCTCTACACTATGAGGCACGGTATCTACTCATGGGGTGCAGTTGATAAAAATTACCCGGAGTCATTCTATTACTCATACAATATGCCAGAGGCAAGCGGGAACTACAATACCTCCGACGTAACGTATGAGCTTGGTGGGTGTTGGAACTTTGGGGACACATTATACTTTAGCTACCAGATACAAACAAGGGACGGTACACGTTACAATCTAGCTGTTGTAGATAACGACAGTAAGCCAGCCAAAAAGTTTAGCTACCAGTCACTTATGTACGATGGCGGTGTGCCGTGGGCAGATAAACAGGCTCTTCGTATGGGTGTGACATTCCGTGCGCTGCCTAAGGGCGCTACGGTCATTCCTAAATACAAGATTGATGCCAAGCCATGGGTGTACGGTAAGAAAACAGCCACAGAAGGAGACGTAAGCGTCCGTATGGAGATAAACAAGCGATTCAAGGAAATTACCTTTGGCTTTGACGGAACGACAACAGATGCCACGCCAGAGCCTCCTACAATCGTATCTGTACAACTTAATGCCCGAACACTCGGGGAGGAGATGAAACTGTAATGGCAGACTCAGTGTATAACCCTAATACCGCTAGCCTTGAAACTTCCTTTTCTCAGATTAAGGAGACGAGGCTCACTACCAAGTTCGAGGAAATAGAAAACACTGTAGTGGGGGATATAGCCCAGCAACAGCAGATTACACCACGCCAGGTACGTACAGGTGAGACACGGGGCGACACACAGCTCCGTGGGCTCATCAAGGCAGAGGATCGCTCAGGCCGTATCGTGGCCATGTTTGGGTACTCACAAGGAGCTTTCTAATGGCTCGAGTAGAGCGTAGAGATTACGGCGTAAAGATTGCTATGCCTGGGTTTGATGCGCAGACAGCGCCAGACAACAAGCTACTCTTTAACTCGTCGTTCCCTATACTTCAGGCAAAGATACTAGCCCCACTTGGTATAGACGCTCGGCAGCCGCTACCAGGTGGGCTACAGACTGCTAACTATGGTGGGGAGTTGCTTGAGGCGCGTAACACTGGAGTCTCTACAATCTACTATTTCAGATGGAGGCATAACCTCGGCTATGTGCCATTTGTTATGGCTATGAACCCTACATTATACGACCAGCCAGGTATATGGACAGCAGACAGGGAGTATATCTACTACAAAAACGCTATTCCACCCTACTACAACGGTACAGACGGCTCTCGATCAGACTTGAATATGGTATTTGTGAGCCCTACCCCTATAGCAGAGGAGGTGGAGTACCCATATACAGCCTCGCCGCTATCATTTGACTATGGCACTCCCTTACGTGATTATGGCATCAAAACATCACGGTATGGCGCTATAAAGAAGGGTGAAGCATCTGACTTTAATGATGTTGGTGTCGACGTGCGGCTACAGTCACAGATGGTACTAGGTATCAAGAATAATAAGAACTTTGGGAATAAGGCAGGGCTCATTACATATTGGCTACCTAATTCTCTCGCTATGACAGACGTTACACCATATGCTTTTCAGGAGTACACAGAGACAATAGCAGGTAAGCAGGTTTCATCCTATGGGTTAGTGACTAATGCTGGCAACACGCCACGTGTGCAGATGAGCGAGGCAGAAAAGGCCTTTAAATTCACGTATGACACGCAGAACCCCAACGCTAACCGCTCTCTTGTCATTATCCGCTCACCAATGGTATCGCCGTCAAGTGCTACAATATACATATGACGAGAAACGCTCAAGGATACAGTAGCAGAGATTATGGGTTGAAAGTAATAGACCCTGTTACTAAGGAGGAGGTATTTAACTCCAAGTATCCTATCTTTGGCTCAGATATTACTAACAAGACGCCTCAGATCGTCTCTAGACGGGTTGTGATCAACAATAGCACCCGTATATTTAGTGAGCCTAATAACCCTCAGATAAACTGGACGTATGCCTTCGGTTGGGATCGTATACCTATCACGCAGTTTCAAGACTTTGATTTTGTGCGTATACCTCACGGGCAACCACGCAAGCCATTCTTTATGAGTATGGGGCGTGCTCACATTGTTCACCGTATGTATTGCCGCTGGTTCAACGCAGATCAGAACTTTAACAACGTTATTACCCCTGGAGCGCCTGGTATTGGCTACTATACGTACGATATTCCGTTTATGCTAACAGAAGGTAGCGCGCTATGGAACCCGCTATCATACGGGGCATTTGATTTTGTCCTTCCCTTGCCTAATAACCCAGTATCGCCATCCATTTGGCTGCGCAACATGTATACACGCTCAAAAAAGCTAGAGATATTCGCTGACAATACCTATATATACGTACGCGGCTCTCTTGGTTCGTGGCTACAACACCGTTCAGAGCGTCTGCCAGGCGGTGGTTACCACCAGTTCGCTAAAACATGGGTAGATTTGAGCGGCTCATGGTTCGATTTTACGTTTTACATATTCCCATATAACCCTAATGAAGATATATTTGTGAGGTAGACATGGATTTACAGCAACGATTAGCAGACGCAACCCGGTATAGAGACCAGACACGTGAATCGTGGCATCGTGCTCAGCGTGAGGCAGATGCAGCTAAGGCGTCATATGATGCAGCAACTGCCACTATGCCAAACTTTGGCGATGAGTTTGAGAAGCGCCGCAAAGAATATCTAGAATCTGATGAAATACGCAACCTCAAGGCTGACGTAGACGCCTCCAAGGCTAATGTAGACCGCACAAAGACGATGATAGACAAGCTGCCGGAGTCTATACGACAGCAATTCGGTGGTACAGCTATTACACAGGCCCAGCGAGACCTAGCTAAACAGCAACAGCTCCGTGGCCTCAGCCAACAGATGGCAGGATACCAGGCTACATACATGACAACCAACAATACATACCAGAAACGCGTCGAGGACGCTTTCAGTCGCTCTATAGACGTGGCAAATAAGCATTATGACTCTATATGGGACGGTATTAGGCGACGCTACAACGACTGGCAAACCTCTCTACAGAATGTGAAGGCTTGGGACAAGATGACAACAGTGGCAAACCGTAATCTCTTATCTGTTCAATCAGCTATTGATACATACAGGTTTCAGCAACGCCAGATGGCGGAGGAGAAAGCTCATATTGCCCGCATGAATGCTATTGATAATAGCTACATGTGGCGTGGTATTACTACTCAGCAACGGCTTATCAACGAACAGGCTGCTATCAACGAGCGTTACATGCGTGATGAGGCTAATAAGAAGCTTGTTGTCCAGAATTACATGGCTGGCAATGGTTCGTTCGGTGAATTGGAGCGCAAGTACTCGTAACACCAGGCTTATCTACGCCTAGCAGTGTTAAATTAGAATAAAGGAGAATTAAATATGGACTTTGGAGCAAGAATAGCAGACGCACAAGGTACAAAAAACGCCAGTAAAGCGGCTTTCAATAATTACCAAGCCCAAGCCGACCAGTCGAAGGCTAATTACGACGCCCACCTACAAAACAGGCGGACATATGGCGATATTTACGACCAAGCGCGTGACAAGTATATGAACACTGACGAGATTAACAAAGCTCGCGGTGTTTACACCACTGCTCGTGATGCAGTGAACCAAATCAATACCACCATCAATAAGCTACCAGAGAGCATCCGGCAGCAGTATGGCGGCACGGGCCTTACAGAGGCTCAGAGGCAGCGTGCGTTGCAGGGCCAGCTTAGCAATATGCAGAACACACAGAATTACCTCAACACTAACTACCAAAACGCATCAACGGACTACAACGAGCTAGTAAACCGTGCGATGAACGAGGTAAACAATGTGGCGGCCGGCAACTACAAGACGCAAGAGGACACTACAAACATCCTACAGGGCATCTGGAACACGTTGCTTGGGCAGCGTAATAGCGCCTACAGCCAATACCAGCAGGATGAAAACGCTCTTGCTAATATCTACGGTGCACGAGACAACTGGGAGCTTAACCAGCAAAAGATGGCTCTTGAGCGATGGAAAGAGCAACAGGCTAACGCACGGCAGGCAGCAGCTAACGCCGCTAACTTTGGTTTGCAGAAGTATATGCTTGACCGGCAAGACGCCTCTAACGCCTCGGCTCGTGCGTGGCAAGAGAAGCTGGCAGCTGCCCAAAATGCAGCCCGTGCTGAAGCTAGCCGCCTTGGCCGTGTGCAGGCTGATCATAACCGTATTAACAACCATAATTACTTTGGCGACATTGGTAACAACCTCTCGCAAGGTTTCCGTAACGTAGCTAAATGGGGGCCGCTCGCGCTATTTGGCGGTGGCTCACTATGGGGGAGATAGAGTATGTTTGATTGGTTATTCGGTAAAACAAAAGATCAAGCGCTGGCTAAATACCAAGATGCAGCAGATCAGCAGCAGATCAACCAGAAGGTCAATGACTTTTACAAGGAGCAACTCAATGGTATTTACAACGATCCAGCCAATGCTGGGTTGCTTGCAGATATGCGCAAAACTACTCCTGGGTTTGACGACGCCTGGAAAAGCCAAATGTCGTCCTTGGACAGTAAGAGTGAACAACTGAAAGGAGCAGCCAGCGATGCTAACGCTGAACTTGAAAAGCAGAAAAAGAAACAGAAATATAACGTATTTGGCGACGGTTTGCTTGGTTCCTTTCTTAACCCTGTGGCTCAAACAGTTAGTGCAGTAAGCGACCTGGCTACTGGCAACTACAAGGATCGTGATGTAGGTAGTGACCTGGCTGCTGCTGGGGAGACGCTCCTTACCGCTTTGCCCGGCATTGGCGCTGCCGCTAAGGCTGCTAAGCTTGGCAAGGTAGCTGAAGGCCTAGGTGCTATTAATAAGGCTCTATACACAATTCCTGGCTCAGCTGCTACCGGTGCTGTGATGGGAGGCCTAGACAAAGTCCGTACAGGCGAGACAGATGACGCGCTGAATGGTGCACTACTTGGTGGCGTCATGGGAGGCGCTATACCGGGCGCTATGAAGGTTGGTGGTAATTTCCTTAAGAACCGTGGGCAAAACGCTATTACGCGGGCCGTGAACGGTGCTGGAGGTGATTCTGCCGCAGTGCTAGATGCTTTGCCATCACGAGCACTATACCAAGAGGGGCTACGTAGTCTTGTGCCTAAGAGCGCGGTAGGCAAGCTCGCTCTCGGTGGTGGCGCACTGTATGGCGGCTCTCAGCTTATGGGCGCTCTCAACCCAGGGCAGGGCGTGCCAGATGAGGATGGGCAAGCTAACACACTAAACGAGCTATATAAAAGACGACAAGGGGGTATGTACTAATGTTCGGTGGAGTATTAAATAAACTGTTCTCTAAAGGGGCAGCTAAGTACGGTGACGACATTGTCGCCCGGCTTGCTACTAATTACGGTGACGACATTGCGCGCTCAGCTGGTAGTGGTGTTCTCAATAACCTTATGCGGAATGAAGCAGACGATATTGCGGCTAAGGCTGTTGCTAGCGCAGCGCCAGAGGTGGTTGAGACAGCGCTGCCTAAGGTAGCTAACGTGGCTGATGATGTTGTTGAGGCTGCTGTACCAAAAGCTGTCGCGAGTGTCGATGATGTTCTAGAAGCTGCTGCGGCACCAAAGAATGACATTGTGCGCCAACTCACTGATGGTGTAGACAAGGTAGCGCCAGTTAACCCTAACATCGCAGATAACTACGCCGTAGAAGGGGCAACAAACAAAGCTTTGGCCGACAACAATACTCTTGCGTCTAAGCTAAACACTATTGGTGAGGCTGTAGAGGACTCGGGTAGTAAGTTACGCAACAACCAGATTATTGGTGCCGTGAAAGATAAGAAGGTATTACAGCGTGCTCCAGACGCTATCAAATTTGCAGACAAGTATGGTTTTACTGACGGCCAGTACGAGGACTTGGCCAATATCATGACCGGTAACGAGGGCATCCTATCTAACTTCAACAACAACGCCCTTAAAAACGCGCAGGTAAGTGCTCTTGTCCCAGACGAGGCTCGCACTAAAGCGCTCAAGGCTATCGAGAACAGCATCGCCTTAGAGCCGCACCAGAAGAAGACTCTTACTAATATCATCAACACAGCCAACGACGTACCACAAGGCAAGATAGCAGAACGGCTTGCAGAGCGTGGAGAGAACCGTGCGGCAGCTATTGGCGAGGCTGATATTTACGACCTACACAAGGCTGTTCAGGAGCTTGAGGGTAAGGCGTACGATATGACTGGTAAGGGCGCAGACGCTGCTCGCAAGATTGTCCGCGATTACGCAGGTGATCTAAAAAAGAGCATCAATGCCGCGTCAAAAGACGTATACAACAACCCTGATAATATCCAGGAGCTTTCAGAGGCACTCGTAGGGGCTAACCTTTCTCCTCGCCTCACACAGGATATTGTGAAGCAATTACGAGATGGTGTAGATTACACAACACTACGCAGTATGCAGTCACCCTTTGTTACCCTTGGCCAGATTGCTAAGCAGCAAAAGATGGCACCACTTGCTGGTGGTGTAGGTGGACAGTCATTCAACAACCCGCTTGCTCAGGTGGCAGAGGAAGTTGTAGGAAAGCCTCTGGCGGCTGCCACAGGCAAGGCTTTACAGACTGGTGGGCGTGCACTCCAATTGGCGTCTAAGAACAGCGACAAGTTAGCTAACGGCGCTAAAAACGCAGCCCTGGCAGGCGCAGGTCTACTAGCTCTTGGCCAAATGAATGGTGGGCAACAAGGTGCTGACCAGCTATCCGGAAATTCCGGACAACTCGGCGGTGCACAAGGTGCTCAGGCTCAACAGAAAGAACTACAGCAAGCTCAGCAGCTACAAGCTATGCAACAGCTCATGCAACCATCGAAATTCGCCGGTAAAGACCGTGACCAGATCGAGCAAGCCTACATGGCAGCAGCGGCAGACAACAACCCGAAGGCCGTACAGTTCTACGCCTCGATGCTTGAACAGCTCGACAAGAAGGACGCGATGAACCAGAAACAGCTCGCAGCCCTCCAGAAGGTAAGTAGCAGCAAAACATCGAAGGATGACCAAAAGAAGGCAGACGCAGCCAAGAAGGCAGCTAGTATCGAGACTATGTACAAGCAGGCTGGCGGCGCACAAGGGCCTGTAGGCGTCCTAAACAACCTTCTGAACAGTGCGACGCTCGGTATGTTCAATCCAGGCGCATCAGCGTATGAAGCTAACCAACAGGCTCTGGCAGTCGCCCTAGCCCGTGCAGCAGGCGACAGCGGTGCTTTGTCTAACCAGGATATTCAGGGTTACAAGTCCATGCTGCCACTCACCACAGATAGCCCACAGGCCGCAAAGCTAAAATTACAGAACATTTACGCGCAATTAGGCCAATAATGGCCACGGTTATCACTGAATAGTGTCGTAAAATCAGATTAGTAACAACTATAAGGAGATGGAAGCAATGAAGTTTTCAGAAACAGTGCAAAACATCACAAAGGACGAGTTTCTACCTCGCGTTGTTGACTTTGTTAACAACTCGAACGTTTTGACCGCTCGCGTGATGAGCAACACCAAGAAATGGACTGGCCCGAAGGTGCAAAGTCCTACACAAACTAAGAACAGTACGACTGGTAAGTCGATTACTGACATGGAGCAGTTCAGCGTGGCTGCTACCGACAATGTTAAGAATCTGAAGTGGGAACCAGCCACTGTCGTTCAGAGCGTTGTTGTGAGTCAGCTCGAGAAGGCTGTCAACCAAGCATCGAACGACAACCAGGTTGTCCGCTTGGTTGCTCAAAAGCTCGAGGAAGCTCAAAACAGCCTCGCAAACCTCATCGGTACTCAGCTTTACGGTACTGGTGCTGGTAATGACCTTGACGGTCTTGGCTTGATCGTTGACAACGGTACGACATCTACCACTTACGGTGGTATCACCCGTGCTAGCTTGCCTGCGGTCAACGCTGATGTTACCGCTGCTGCTAGCGGCCTCTTGACTCTCGGCCTCATGGCTAAAGAGTTTGACGCTGTCTCGGCTGCTGGTAGCGCAAAGCACAGCCCAACGATGATCCTCAGCGACAAGGCAACTTGGAGCCTTTATGAGGAACTGATGGGCGACAAGCTCAGCGTCCAGTACAACGCTATGACTGCTCGTGGCTACAACCGTGTTAGCGGTGGTACTCCAATGGGTACGTCTGTGCCTGCTAGCGAGTTGCACGGCTCGGCTGGGTTCGTATCGCTCGACTTTCGTGGCAAGCCATGTGTGGCAGACGACAAAGCTCCTGTTGGCAAGATGTTCTTCCTCAACGAGAACTACCTGGAGTTTCGTGACCTGACCATTCCTGGCCTTGAACGCGTGAAGCAGAAACAGGAAGCTATCGATAGCGCTATTAGCGAAGATCAGCCTACCTGGATGCAGTTCCGTGGTTTCATGAACCCAACGAACCAGCTCGCAGAGATTGGTGCAATGGTTGTATCGGGTAACTTTATCTGTACTCAACCTCGCCGCCAAGGTGTTATCACAGGTATCACCAAGATCCGATAGTCTAACCTCTAGATTATCCAAGAGCCCCACTCCGGTGGGGTTTTCTTGTTGTAAATAAAACTCAGAAAAGTGTTGACTCTATTCTCAAGATGGTGTACTATAGAGACATAGCAAACATAAGCAAGAGAGGAGAAATACTTGCATGGCTAAAGAAAGTAAAACCACTAAGAAGAGTCAAGACGTAATCTTTGGGGCAAACGAAGAGATTCGCCGCGCTGTAGACAAGCTCTATGTAAAGAAGGTTAGTGCTATTATGACGGCTACAATCTTTGCTGTAATGCTCTCGCTGATTGCCGCTGGTGTAGCCTTCGCAGCTGGCCTCAACACGGGCCGCACACAGGTAGAGAAGTACAATACTATCAAGGTTGTGACGAGCGAAACCGCGGGAAAAGAAAAAGCCCAGTAGCGAAACCAGTTGTTAAAGTAGAGCAGCCTCCAGTAGCTATAGTGGCGCAACCAACAAAGACAGGATGCGACGCTGTGCGTGAGGAGGCCTCGAAATACAGCGGGTGGGACGTAAACACCATGGTTGCCATCGCTACCGCCGAGAGCCATTGTAGGACAGGTGCAAAAGGTGACCAAACACTAACATTTACACAAAATAATAGGGTATATGGGTACAGCCTAGGAGCTTTTCAGGTAAGGGTACTCCCAGGACGAGAACATTGTGACACGTTCGATGTAGGGACTAACGTAAAATGCGCGTACGACGTGTGGAGGTCACAGGGGTACAGAGCATGGTCTGTCTACTTGAGCGGTAAATATAAAGAGCACCTGTAGTGGGTGCTCTTGTCTTTGGGTTTATGTTTGTTTCTATATTAGGCCGCGCTTCTTAGCTTCCTCTGGGTAGTACTCGATAAAGTCCTCGTTTACTGTCCCGTCTGGATTGTGCGATTGGATTAGGTCTACCGCATAATCCTCACGTTGTCTATCTTTGTTGTTTGTGTCTGCAATGCCCGTTACAGTGCTTGAGACGCGCTGTGCTTCGTCTTTTGGTGTCTCACGGTAATATATACCATCTATGATCACACCCATCTATTTCACGTCCTTCATAAAGTCTAACGGGTCTTTTTCTGTTTGCCCTGTCTCATCACGCCATTGAGCGTTGATCGTTACAGGGTCTGCGGCTTCAATGATACCGCTCCTTTTGTTTGCGTCTTTGTTTTTGTTTAGGTATTGTTCCTCCGCGCCTGCGTATTTCTCTAACCACGAGAACCCTGAACGGCGTGCCGGAGTAGGTACCGTTTGGTTGTAGCGGGTAGTTAGTAATGAGACTAGGAGGGCACAAATTGAAATAACAAGGGCTGCAATATCCATTATTCTTGGTCCTTCTCAAACGGCAATGCCACGTTAATTGATAGGAGCTGCGCAGCGACGCTGTGGCTGTTGATAATCGCTTCCTCGATGGATTTAGCGCTATCTACGATACCAGCCTTCAGAACGTCTGTATGATATGTCTCGGCGTAAATGTCGTAGCCAGCCTTTGGCGTGTACGGCTTGTCCTCAGTCGTTTCCTTAGCCATGCTGTTTACGAGCATTGTGTAGGGTTGCGTGAGATAGCTTGGCATATTGGTAGTATCAGCCTCGTACACATCGCGCAGGAATGTACCACCGCCAGGGAGCACACCGTAGTCTTTGGCGATTTGTGTAGCTGCTACAGCATCTTCAATACGGAGCTTCAGTTCTTGTCGTTCAACCTGTGTAGCCGCGCCAACACTAATCTCTACAGTCTTTCCGTTGAGGGCGTCACGTCGGTAGTCATCCTTGATGCCCTCGATGTATTGATCTAGCTTCTCGCGGTTGCCTGGGCCAGACAGGATCGTCTTTGTAGTGGTGATATGAGCGCGCTCAACCTTACCGATGTTGGCGTCTGTAAAGTCTGATACACGTGGTGATACGAACACTTCAGTACCAGCATAGGCTGCCACATCACGCAGGAATAACTCACGAGCCTGGCTCGACGGCTCAACAACAACGATATTCAGCTTGCCGTTCATCTTATTAGTAGCGAGAGTCTCCAGCGCTTGGCCTGATACATCAGCTACGAGTACAATACTCTCTGCACCAGCCTTGAGCACAGCATCTATGATAGGCACAATGTCATCGTTCTTACTAATAATACGAGACATAACAATAACGGTTGGATTGTCGTATTTGGTCTGGATAGATTGCATATCGTCTGCGAAGGCAATGGAGGACATACCTTTCTTGAAGGTAAACCCTTGGACGATTTTGCTCTCAATCTTATTTTCAGGTGTCTCTACCACTGTTACTGCGCCATTAGCGCCAGCATCGTTGATCGCGTCGAACACTAAACTTCCAATGGCCGAGTCGCCGGACGATGTGTGCGCAACATGATAGAGTAGCTCGTCTGTAGCTTCGATTTTATTCTCTTTAATAGCCTTCAGGATGGCTTGTTTATTCCGCTCGATCTGCTTTTGGACGGCACGTGGCTTATCCTTCGCCATCTCTTTGAAGTAGTTATAAACGAGGTAAGTCATGACGATAGTAAGGGTTGTAGAGTCACCAGCTGAACGGTTGGTTTTCTCACTAGCCTGGCGCACAAGAGAGATAGCCATGTTCTCTACCGGGTCTGCTACTACAAGGCGGCCGATGTTAGTGATACCATCGTGAGATACGAGGGGTTCACCAAAGCGGTGTTCGATCATGATATTGCCGGAGTTTGCGCCGTATGAGGAATAAGCTACATCGAAAGCCTTCTCAACTCCCATACTGATCTTTTCTCGCAGTTCAGCGCCACGTATCACATTACGTACTGATGTTTGTTTAGGCATCCAGTGAGCCTCCATTCACAGCGTCTAGAGGTACGAAGATAAACATCTTGCCGTCGACCTCAATCTCTTCACTGTCATTATACTTCGTAAAATATATTTTGTTACCAAGGAATTTTGAGAGTGTCTCCTCCTTGTCTGTGGCTACACCATCAGGGTGAATATACACAGCCTTCAGTGTGCCGCTCGTATGGCTGCCGTGATCCCCCTGGGAGATAGACAGACTCGAGCCGTATTTATTAGTTACCTCTACCAGGCAGAACCCTGGCATGACGTGTAACTGTGTGCTCATTGTTGTGCTCCTATTTAGTTATTGCTTGTGTATCCATTATAGCATTAGGCTAGAAACCAAAAAAGAGGCCGGAGCCTCTCTCTTGGTTTAGACAGTGTAGACTACACTTCGCACCAGAAGTAGTGACCAGCTGGTACAGGAATCTTGGCATAAGCCTTGATACCGCTCGTTGTTGTCACCATATCATCAAAATCGTTCGGACGGATTTGCACGGCGGCGTTTGCGGCCACGTCCTCAACGAGAGGATCGCGCAACGACATAGTTTTACCGCTGATACCGTCATATTCGTAAAACCGGTTGTTCAGCAAGATGAGGCCATCCTCAGACATTTCAACAGAAGAAACATCCTTTAGATCAATAGCACCATCACCAGCTTTAGCGGCAGATGCTAATTGAGTGTTTTTGTTTGCGAGCGAACTTTTCATACCCGTACCGTATGCAAGGTCTGCGCTCCCAGCCTGTGCGTAGCGGAATTGTCGCCCCTCATCAGAAAAAGCAACTTGCCCAAGCGTAGCACGTTTGGTCGGAGACGTCTCGTTGGCGTCTTGCCCGACGATTGTACCAAAATTCGTTAATGCCATGTTAATTCTCCTTTAGCATTATATTAATACTACATACAGCATAACATAAGATAAGGGGAGATTGCCCCCCCCTATTCTTTCTATCGTTGTTCTAGAAAATCTGATCGTTTGGTATTTGTCTTCGTCTTTCTTTGTAGTCTGTCATAGCCATGTATTTGTCTATTTGGTCTTTCGCATCGTCAAACCCTACGGCGAAGGTGCATCGATAGCCTCGCTCGCTCAGACGCTTCATATAGGCGTGCTGCTCAGCGAAGTGCTCGTTAGCCCAACTGCCATCCTTTTTCATAAGGCGCACACCTTCACGCTTCAGCTCAAGGTATAGCCCGTGATACCAATCACCCGCTAGTTGTGCCGGCTCTGCAATGAACAGGTCTGGATAGCCTCTACCCTCTTGTAGCGCCTTATGCTTGATAGCTTGCCCCATAGTCATCTTAACACCAGCGCTAAAGTCTGTACGAAATATGACGCCAGGATACTGTATTTTTAAATAGTCCACCACCATCTGGTGGATGGTGGACTCTTTTGCGGTTTTAGCTCTCGCCACGGTACATACCTTCTACGACCATCAGCTTGAGCGTTTCTAGTACAGCCATATCTTTCTCTGCCATGACACGGCCAGATAGGTCGTCTCGTGGTACAGCATTCTTAATGCGCCCATTATAGCGAGGAATGATCGATAGAACCGAACCGTTCATGGTAATCTCGTAACGGCTCTTTTCTTCTTTTACGTCGAACTTTTCGTTTTTGAGGAGTACTCGCTGTATTTCGTCTGCTGCTGAGAAAGACAGAGATGCATACGGTGTAGCGCTTCCGCCCTTCTTCCCTGCGATCGAGGCGAGCTTAGGGTTCTTGCCAAAGCCTTTCTTTACCTTGGCAGCCCCACCCAGTTTGCCAATCTTTTTGTAGTAGTCCTCGCCGTGTGTGAGGCGTTTGTCGTATTTACTTGGTTTCATATACTCCCCTACAGCCTTACCTGCTTAGTGATAGCGCTACGCACGCCACCCGTGTATTGTTTCGCCTGTATGGTGTCGAGCCGACGGTTGATTGCGTCCACAATAGCTTCACGGTCGCTAATCTCTGCCAACATCTGATCTTTATAGGCTTGTAGCTCCTCTTCCGGTAGACCGTCTACAACCTCTTGCATTTCAAACATTGCGGGCTGGACAGGCTCAGTGTCAAAGTCCTCGTGAGGCTCAGGGTTGTAACCCTTCATAGCTTCTCGTGGCAATGCCAGTTGATCGATCATCAGATCATTACCTTGGCCGATATGCTTCTTGTATTCTGTCATACTTTCCTCCGTTTGATGTTTACAGTGTCCACGCAAGTGATCACTCAATGTGTCGAACTGCGCCCATTTGTCGTTTGTTTCTTGGTTTAGTTTTGGTGTGTTGTAGTTCACTTATTCCCCTTTTTCTACATTTATTAATGTTGCCTGTTTTCACCGCTTGTCATATGACCAAAGACGTACTTCGATACCACTGCTATTCACATTTTTTCTCATAATAGTAGAAAATCGGAGCTGATCAAAATTATTAACGGCGTCGTCAAACTCCTCCCACTTACCTTTATTAAAACTGGGCGGTTCACCACTTGCTGCCAATTCTGCGTAATAAAGATTGTCCCGATCCATCACGATGCTCTCCCTAACTCATCTATAATATTTTCCTTTAGCATATCGATAGCGGCGTATACGAGTGTAATGCCGTCATCGTCAATACCATCTTCTATAAACGCTCCAACATTTTGTGAGAGGTCATCTAGGTCAATCTTGGCGTTTTCAACTAGCTCTTGTACTTTGTATTTAGTTAGTAGCATTTGTCACTTCCTCTGGCGTCGTATTAAGTTTGATATATTCGATCCAGTTATTTACCATCTCTTTGTGTTGTTTGGGTGTTTGGATTTTTATTTGGTAGCAAAGCGGGTCGCCATACTCGTAGTAGTCACTGTCGATGTACGTCTCCCATGTTTCGTCATCGATCTTCTTCCATTCGTCTTCGTTGAAAAGAGCAAACTCTTCAAACTCCGCGTGCGCCTCTTCAAATGTTGGCTTTTTGCTAAATGCAATTACTTTATCTACCATTGGTACCTCATTGTCATGCTCACTGTATTTACTCAGCGATGATACAATATATTTACTCATACATTGCCACCTTTGTTGCTAAGATGCCCATACGCTCACGTGGTGTTAGCCCGCCTCGCATACCGTACTCTACGTCACCGGTCATCAAGGCGTCTGCTAGACACTCTCCCTTGACCGGACACTCCGCACAAATCTTGCGTGCATCATTGTAGTTGTTGTATCCGTTGTACTCATCAGCGTATGCTTTGTTTGCCGGGAAGAAAGCTTCCGGATCTGTCTGTGCACATAGTGCGCTGCCTCGCCATTTATTTTCCATAGGTTACCTCCCTGTTATCTTTTCCTTCGTAATAAAATATAGTGTCTGCCGCATCTCGCACTTTATCCATAGCGTCCTGTAGTTCGTCCACTGCATCATCAAGTCCGTATGTGTTAGCTCGTGCTATCAAGTTGTCGATCAAATAATTGATACCCATCTCTGCATCACATGTGTACGCGTACTTTAGCACTGTTGGGTCTTGTAATAGTTCTTGCATTTGTTCACCTGTTTTCATTGTCTAGCCTCCCGAACAGTTTGTTCTCTATCATCGCTACCGCCCAGTCAACACTATTGATTGATGGTCTGTTACGATCTGCCTTACACATCTCCCACATATCGTACTGTGCTTGGGTGATGCCCTGCTCGATGATACTCATAATCTCATCGGCTTTCATTCCATTGTTGGTAGACTTATTAAGAATTTCTAGAATTTTCTGTTTCATAGATTAATCGTCCTTACATGTTACTGCGATTGTGATAAATGAAACAGTCTCAATTGCCTTAGAAACTGTCCAAAGTATCATTACTACAGACAGTAGCCCCCACCAAAAACCGTTATCAAAACCTTTTGCGGTTAATAGCCACGCTGTGAGCGCCCCCAACACTACTGTATACATGATACGTGCAAAAGCAACTACAACCATCGCTTTATGATAATCGTTATTATTTTGTTGTTCCATGAGTTTCTCCTCTCTTTTGTTTATGTTTCTATTGTAACGCAAGCATTAGCTAAAGTCAACGCTTTTACTCAACTTTATTTATCTCGTAGCCTCCACCGCCTAATATAGCGCCCGTTCATCTCTAGCCGTGTACTTCTACCCCACCCCACACACTCAAAATCTAGCGTGCGGAACACGCCGCCGATAGTGTTGTGGTGCAGGAACTTAGGCAGCGGCTTCTTTTTTAGCACATCCTCAATTGTTACATACCGCTTATGTTCTAGGAGGCGGCGAGCCGTAGCCCGCGCATCCTCCAGCCATTTGATTTTCTCTGCTTTGAACATATCATTCACTGTTCGTGGCATATATATTCTCCTTTCTAGACGTATAGGCCCTGTAGACGCTGTAATGATTTTGCTGTTGGATCGCTGTAGAGCAGGTCGCCTTTACCGGTAAGAGACTCGGCCCCTACATCATCCAGGATGATCTTACTATTGATAGAGTTTGTGACACTGAAAGCGATCTTGGTTGGGATGTTTGCTTTAATGAGCCCGGTCACAACGTCAGCTGATGGGCGCTGCGTGGCGAGGATGAGGTGGATACCAACCGCCCGTGCTTTCTGCGCTAGCCTGATTATAGACTCTTCAGCAGAAGGTGGGCTATTCTCGTTCACGCGCTTCACAGCTGTCTTTAGAACTGCCTTAGTGAGTTTTCCACCAGTGAGTGTCACCTCGTCTAGGATAGCTTCCTTGAGTCCTTCGTAGTCAACGTTAGATAGAGGGTTTTTCTTGCTCGTCATCATTAAGTCTGCAAACTCGTCTACCACTACGATGATACGTGGCATTTCACCTTCATAATCTGCAATGTCTCGTACTCGTTGCTTGCGTAGCTCTTTGTATCGTCGTCCCATCTCCTCTACGAGCCAGTGAAACTTCTCTGATGCGTCTTTAGGGTTGGTGATAATATCGCCGTCTAGGTGTTCGTCACCCTCATACATCGCAAACTCAACCTCTTTAGGGTCAATCAGCACAAGCCTCATCTGCTCTGGTGTGAGCTGCTTCGTGAGGCAGTCTAGTATCACATTGATCATAACAGACTTACCTGCACCGGTCTGGCCAGCGATAAGGAGGTGAGGCGTCTTCACAACATCACAGTAGTGTACTTTGCCGAATGTATCCATGCCGATAGGAAACTCGAATGTGCCAGGTTTCAGGTGTTCATCTGTGAGGGGGACTACCTTGCGCTCTTTGTTAGGAATCTCGATACCTACGAGATTCGTACCTGCAATAGGTGCTTCGATACGTACAGACTCGCTTTCAAGGGCGATAGCAAGGTCATTAGCTTTGTCTGCGATACGCTTCATACTCACGCCACGGTTAGGTTGCATCGTGTACTTCACTACCTGTGGCCCTACATATGTCTTGCCCATCTTGCCACCGATACCAAACTCGATGAGCTTGCGGAGGATCTTCTCCTCGTCTGTACCGCTGCCGTCGTCAATGACTACGTTCTGTTGCTCAAATGTATCAGCCACTCGTACTTGTCGCTTGATCTTGGCGGCGTCAAAGCCCTCCTGTTGGTTGGCGATAATGTCCATGCTGTTCGCGCCGTTCATCCGATCGTTCATGTTGGGAAAGAACTTCGACCGGTCATCGTTTACATATTCAAATACGTTTGTGATGATTTTCTTTGCGATAGGTGCGAAAGCAAGGACAGACTGGCGATCAAAAGCAACGTCACGGCACTGTGGCGAACCATCTCGGTTGATCGTTTTCTTTATTTCTTTAAATACTACCTCTGTTACTTCCTGATTATATTCCGCTTCTGCTAATACGAGGTAGATATAAGCCTGCATAAGATATTTATAACTCTCCTCGTCATCTGGGCTGTAAGCCGTAACTGTCTTGTAGTCGATAAGGCGGAGGCCGTTGTCGCGCACCACCATGTCGATCACACCAACCATTGGTACATTTGCAATACTAGCCTCGAGGCGCTTTTCGACGTCGACCACTTCGTCGTAGTGAGGTGCTTCCTCAAAGTATTTATTCACGAGACGCGTGTAGTCTTGCATCATCTTTTCACGGCTACCCGTCTTGCCAAAGTCAATCTCGGAGTCGCTTACGTAGCTCATCTCCTCTAGGCCGGCCTCGATAGCAGCCTGCACGTCGCCACCATCCTTGTCGTAGTAAGTCTCCATAGCCTTGTGAAAGCTCGTACCTACTACTAGTGATGGTGTTTTAGGGTTGTCGTAGATCTTTGCGATGTAGCGCTTCTGAAACTCAACCTGGTTGTTCAAGAACGTTACAATTGCTGAATACGACAGGTGATCAACTCTACTCATCGTCACTCTCCTCTCCATTGTTAGCGTTAGCGGTTAACTCCTCCTCTACGTAGATGCCTGCAATGTCGAAACCTGCACGCAGTGCGTTGGCTTCTGCACACTTGGTAAGCATCACGATAGGCATTGTTTTCCAGTTACTAATAGGCTGGCCCTCGCGGTTAGTGCGTACAAACTCATCATAGTAGGCTGTGTAGCGTGTGACCTCGATTGGCGTGCTCGTGTTATCCCAGCGGCCAAATACAGGTACTGTGACGCTCAGGAGCTTGTCGCCATCTTTCTTAACTTCTGCTGCACCTGTGTGGGTGTATACGCCACCTTTCCGTGCTAGCTTGCGCAAGCCATGGATACTCACGATTGGCATTAGCTCCTCGCCTCGCCGGTTCGAGTCCCAGATATATGTAGCGTAAATCTCTTTTTTAAACGGGTTCAGGCCGTATTGGTTAGCGATAGCCATAAATACCCGTAAGTCACCGATTGGGCGCATCTCGCCCGTCTTGGTGAGTCCCAGGACGCTTTTGTGGAGGGTGGCGATCAAGCTTAGCGTCTGCTTTTCATTCTCAGCGTTGCTGATCATTCCCTTAGCGAGTGGGACGACTGGCTCGTATTGGTTTTTCAGCGCAAGCTGTAGAGCCATCTTCTCATCGCGTTTTGTAATTTCTTGTTGTGTCATGCAAATTCTCCTCTCTTTGCTTATGATTCTATTGTAGCTCATATAACAATCAAAAGCAAGAGGTTTTGATGAGGATATTAAAAAATCAAAAAGGCTTAAGTATGCGCACTGGTGCGTAGAGGTATGCGCACTGGTGCGTAGGTATATATATAACTAAAAGAACAATATAAAAGAAAACTAACGCGCTCACTTCGTTCGCTTGTTGCGGCAAGCCGCGCAGCACAAAAAAACTAAAAAAATCATTGACTTTCTGGCTGGTTGTCTGTAGCATAAGAGATGCAGGAAGTTCTCACTCAAACAATATTATCGAGGACAACCACCAAGCTTCTATTCCTGCGCTTGGTGGTCGTGTCCTCGGGACACGAAAGGAAAAATATGCAGGAAAACATGGCTAAAATATCAAAGTCTAAGCTGGCGATTCTCTATGTTGTCGCTTATAGCAAAGATATGGATATGGCGCAGTGCGCATTAAAAGTGTATAAGTATCTCGCTGAACGCAGGAGGGAGCTTATACCAGGAGAAGAGCAAGGCGTTATATGCACAAGAAATGATGTGGCAAGAGAGCTGCGGTTAAACTCTAAGCAAACATTTCACGCTTTCAAGGCTCTGCGTGATCTAAGGCTTGTGTCGAAACATTATATAGATGGCCGCCCTGTGTACTATAAGGTAGTGTCACCCGACGAGGTTTTGAATGTCGCCGGTGTTGTGTTTTCGAAGGAGATTAGCGAATGGCGATAGGGGGCAAAAATCATCAAGCCGGCTGGACTGGCTATATGGATGCAGATGTTCGGTATGATAGTCGGCTAAGCAGTACAGCGAAGGTGCTCATGGTTGAAATATCAGCCCTCACCAATAAAGAGGGTTACGCATGGGCCACAAACCAATATTTTGCAGAGACCTTCAATATATCAAAATCACAAGTATCTCGTATTGTTAGGCAGCTAGCAGAATGTGGATACATTAATGTGTATCTCAACCCCGGGGGGGATAGGTATATCACGATTACGCGTAACGATAGGCCTGTTCCGAGCGGGTTCAAGAAGGACTATATAAAGAAGCCGAAGGTCGAGCAAAACGATGAGTTGCTAAAAGAGGTTGAGACCGTAGAGGATCTTTTACCAGTAGGAAAGCCAGTAGACATTAGCGAAACAGAATTGCGTGAACTTACCACAGCCGAGCAGTGCGCCCTACAGACAAAGAACATCGAGGCCGACAACTACGACCGCCGCGGTGAGGTTGTAGACGAGGATTTGTATCGCAAACTCAAACTAGAGGTGATTGCTAAATCAGACACTGCAACCGAAACAGAGAAGCAACCAGAGCAAGCTCCAGCCAAGCAAATCGAGGCTAACACGCAGCCTAATACCACCTCAACAGAGGTAGCAACAGTATCAAATAACGCGCCAGCCCAACATAATAACCCATACGGCGAACTAGCCACCCCTATGACTAGCACACGTAAAAACTACGATCCTGCAGAGAAAGCGTTTTATGATGCAGCTAAATCACTCGGCATCTCGATTACAAACCACAACCAAGCTCGTAAATGGGTGAAAGAGGTGGTACGCACCCGCGGCGTTGAATCAGCAGTAAACTATTTCGACTTTATGCGGCTCATGTTCCCCAAGTGGCAATACGAATTTAAACCGACAGTAAAGACCGCATACGATCTTACAATGAAGGCGGCACAAATCGAGCAACTGATCCAAAGACAGCGAGAGGAAAAAGCTCGCAAAATCGACTACGACAACGTTGACTTTTACGGTGACTAGATATACAATAGAAACATAAGCAAGAGAGGAGAAAATGCTTTATGACAAAATATCAAATCACCACCTATGATGGAACGGTACACACCATCGAAGGAAACACACAGCAAGAGGTGAAGCGTATGGTAGAGTTTTTCGGGCTCATGCCAGTAAAGATGGCAGACGGCACAACCGAAATGTTTGCCAAGGGCGCTGTACAGCACATGAAAATGGTCAAGGATAATACTACGCTCCCGCCAGAGCAACGCCTAGCTATGGGAGACCAGAAAGACAACCGCAGCACAGGCCCAGAGGCTGAAGCGGCTAAAGCATGGAGAGAACACTGCGGGCACGACTTTAAGCTAATGGGAGATAAAGAGGCTCGCGAGCAATTCATCAAATCCTATATGAAGGACGAGGCCTAATGGACAACCTACCACCAGTAACGGGCATCGCTAGTGGTGAGGTGTCCTTAGATGAACCAGACGACAAAGACATATACGCAGAGACAAAAGTACGGCAAAAGCCTCACACACCAGATGAAGACCTTGAGTCCATAGGAGCCCTAGAATATGAAGAATAACCCTCTATCTCGCGCTGAGCAACGTCTTGGCGCGAGAGTTGTATCATTAGCTATTCAAGCAAATCCAAGCTTACTTCGCACAATCTATTGCCACAAAAATGATCTAACCCTATACCTCTGGCAAGACAATAAATGGATACCAGTAGGCCCTCATCTAAACGTTGTAAAAAAGACTCGAAAAAGTCGTAAGAAAGTATTGCAATCGTAAGCAACTGGGTGTATAGTAGAAACATAACCAAAGAAAGGAAAGGAACACAACAATGGACAACGTAACTTACAAACTCGAGCAGATGGAAAACGAGGGTATGATCGAGCAGATGCACCACGATTGGTACGCCTTCCGCATCAAGAACAGCTGGGCACGCAACATGAAAGCATTGTGGCAGCGCTGGTTGATGAGCACGGTAAAATAAACACACGAACACAATCAACAATAATGGTGGGCAGAAAGAGGAGAATAACAATGTTCACTACAGCAATCGAAGGGTTACACGAAACATATGAGTATCGACAAGCTAGTGTTGTACGGAAGCTATGGATGGACTTTATCACTACGGTATTTCTATCTGTACTGTTTCTCAGCTTTATCTACTCGGCGTATCTAGCCCTATCAGGCCTAGTATATCTAGCAACGGGGATTTAGTATGCTAGTAGATATTACAGACCAATATTTAGAAAGTGACACAAAGGTAATTGAGGATATTATGGTTTACAACGCACGAGAACGAATTATTCAATTAATTTTAGAGGAGAAGGCCAATGAAGAGATTTTACACAGTTGATGCCGTCAGTAAAAGCGGATTTACAGTATATTGGAATCCAACCACAGCTAGGTTTGAACACGGTGACTCACCGGATAACCTGTATTGTAAGTACACAGACGCGCTCAGAGAATACCGTATGGCAGTCGATGAAGCAGCAAACTGCAATATGCTGAGCGTAAAACTCAAGGAGAGAGTAGAGGACGAACAAACTCACCACCATACTCTCAAAGAGAGACGTTTTACCAAAGACGAACAGTATAAAAAGGCTATCTGGGATGAGATGGATAGCATTAGGGCAAATATAAGCCACCTCTCCTATAGGGTTGGCGATATTACCGCCCTACCCAAACTATCTAGAGAGACAAGAGAGCACACTGAGCGCATCAGCAGAAAGCTATACAGCCTCTCTCAACTAATGTGGAATTTACAAAATAAAGTGCTAGAGGAGTTAGACAATGACATACAAGACGCAGAAGACTAAACAAGACCTACGAGAATCAGAGGAGGCGCTGCAGTTTGTCATGGCAGGCATCAAATGCCACCTTCCTAAGAACCCAGCGACTCAAGTAATCCTAGAGCGCATCGAGAAGGACATACGCCTGTATGGAGATATTTGCAACGTCGAGGGACGTGTTACAGAGTTTCTAGAGGAGATTGGCGAGCGTAGCCTCACCATGCTCCAGCGCGACTTTGCCAACATCAAATCAGGCAAAATGAGCTGTAAAGAAATTGCAAACAAAATCCGAAAAGAGTATAATGATTGGTAGATGGAAGTAACACTTCCATAGCACATCTTGTAGCCGTGGTGTAGAATCTTTCTAACTACAACCATAGTATCTGTGCCTGGTTCCTCCTTGTTACGTGGTTAGGCACAGACACACAATACCTTTCTTCCCATGGAACACTTATCATCTTTAGTTACCCGGCAAGACCACGAGACAACCCTCAACAATAGCACGAAATGTGCTGTCTCGGTAACTGTGTTCCATGTAACACCCCACCATCTCCTCGGTGGGGTTTAACTTTATCTAGGCTTGTTGTAAATTCTACCAGGCAAAATAACTAAAATCTATTGCATCACTCTACCACACGGTGTACAATACAAACATAAACATAAGGCAAAGAGGAGAAGCCACAATGTCAATCTACACACATTACACCATTGAAGCCACCACACGGCTCGGAGAGGTATACGTATGGAACCCGCTCACTAGTGAATATGAGTACCAGAACAACCAAGAATCATCCGATATTAACACAGAAGACGAAGCTCTCGACGAGTTTGGCTACGCAGTCGCAGCAGCAGACACAGACGAGTTTATGAAAGTAAGCCTACTCCGTGTCACAGAGCTTAGCAACGGCTCATCAGATGTATCAGTAGTAGAGTACAAGAACCTCTAGGAGTAGCAATGCAAAACTGGAAGGTAAGAAAGAAACTCTACCAGGAGTCATGGGAGCTAAAAGACATGAAGTACCGTATCCAACTCCTCAGAGAGTTTGTAGACGACAAATACTACATCGATAATGCTACAGATTACCTTGACAAAGCTCTCAGCAACATCGAGCGAGCCATGGACAGCAAGCAACTCAAGGAAGCATACGAACCACTAACCAAACGAGAAAAGGAGAACTAACAATGTATCTATACACAATCGAGTACAAGCGACTCAGCCGAAGCCAAAAAGAGGAGTATAAGACAGTAGCAGAAAACGCACGCGTCGCACTCCGTAACCTCGAGCGTAACCGCTGTAAGCCGTACAGCTACCGTATCATCAACGTAGAGCGTGTAGGGGAGGATGACTAAAATGAAACCATACATGATCACCTACCGCCGTAAGAGCATCAAAGACACACTATCTCGTATAGTCAAAGCTAACAACCCAGACGAGGCTATCTACGCCTTAAAGCTAAAGTTCGATCCAGATGGCACAGAGGAACTATTAGTAAAAGACGTGCGCCTCATGGATAGGGCACTTTCACGCTAGAGGAGCACACTATGCATACTTACTACATAGAAAGGGTAGGCCTATCAGGCGAAAGCGGAGTAGATAAAATAGAAACGTCATCTCTCTCCATGGCATTAAATATAGCAGAGATGATGCATGGCTCATTGTTCACCTATAAGTCTGCTGGCTCTGAAGGCACCCCAGACGAGCACAACGACCCATATGGCAACGCTATACTCAGGTTAAAGCCAGACAGGCAAAAGGTATACAGAGACAGACACCACAGAGCACTCCAGAACGCAAGGAGACCTCAATGACAGAAACACCAAAATGGCTCACAACATTCCATAAGATCAGAAACCTAACCCTTGATATACTCATAGCAACATTGCCTCTAGCAGCACTCCTAGCATTCATAAAACTAATCACAGGGGGAATAGTATGAAAACATACTACATTGAGTATAAGAAACACACAGATAGCAAATGGGCAACCTACACTACTACAGCAGCTAGTAACACTGAAGCTTACAACAATATTTATAGAGACTTGGGCAATGTATACGCAGTTAGACTAAAGGACGTGATAGATCAAGATGATATAGAGGCCAAAAGCCAATACGACCCTATACCACCATTAATCTTTATCATTCTATTTGTTATCGTTATGCATCTCATATTCAGATAGCAGATATAAACATAAAACACACACTAGGAGAGGTTTGCGAGGCCTCTCCTCTTGTTATTCATAAGGTAAATGCTTATAATGAGTGCATGACTAAAGATCCTGCCTCAAAGCTGGGAAAAACTAAAAGGAAGTATACGAAGCCAGCCAAACACAATAACCCCACTGGAATAGGTGGGTTTCAAGACCATCCAGAGCTACGCAGTACTGGTCGCTGGTCAAAAGACACCAGCATCTCCTACTGGTATAACAAACTAGGTCGTATGACACTCAAAGAGTTAGAGGAGTTTGAGCAAAAGGGTGATGAGCTTACTCCATTTCAAAAGACAGCTCTCGTACGTGTTAAACGTGCCTACAAGGGCGATTCTGAAGGCCTAGCCGAAGCCAAAGAGGTGGCAGATCGTACAGAAGGCAAAGCCAAGCAGGACATTTCCATAGACGCCAGCGATGATATGAAAACTATCATGAGAGGCTTTATTATACCAACACTACCAACGGATTGGATTGATGAGCAAGTCGCATTGGCCCGTTCTAAACAAAGCAAAGTATGATGAGCTGCGAGAAAAGGGCTACTGGCTACCACTACCGGGCCCTCAGCAGCTCGCAATAGCACTGTCACGTGACAAAAGATTCCGTGAGATATTATTCGGTGGCTCACGTGGTGGAGGCAAGACAGACGTATCTATCGCTACTATCGGCGATCGCTTTGGTGATACCAGAGCACGCCAGCTTGTCATTCGTAAAGACGCAGGAGACCTAGCAGACTTTGAGGAGCGTGCTGTGGCAGCTCTCCAGCCATTTGGTGCTAAGCTACGCCGCAACCCTATGGTGCTCTCAGCTAAAGGCTGTGGCCGTGTCATTGGTGGTCACCTCCACGACGCTGAAGCCTACACGAAGTACCAGGGGCATGAGTATTGCCGTATCAACATTGAGGAGCTGACTCAGATACCAGACGAGGGACGCTACGAGAAGCTTATCAGCTCAGCTCGTAGCAAGTACAAAGACCTATACCCTCAAGTGTTTGCTACAACCAACCCAGGTGGCGCAGGCATGGGCTGGGTGAAGAAGCGTTTTGTAGCACCAGACCCAGACAGGGCAGAAGTGCTCAAGATGGAGTACCCTTGGGTAGACATATACGGCAAGGAGCAGGTCACACACTGGCAAATCGTCATAGATAAGCGTACAGGCATCTGGCGAGCCTACATCCCAGCCACGATTGACTCTAACCCATTCTTGCTCGAGAACGACCCAGACTACGTGAAATACCTCGATTCTCTCCAGGACTCAGACCCAGAGTTGTACCGTGCCTGGCGTTTTGGTGATTGGGACATCCAGTTTGGTGCTGTGTTTGAGGAGTTTCGGCAGAGCAAGCATACTTACACCAAGTTCAGTGAGTGGGGGGTAACTAAAGAAGCATTCGATAGCAACTACCGTGTCATGGGCATGGACTGGGGCTATAACGATGAGTGTGTGCTGCTTTGGGCTATGTTTGATAACATCACAGAGAGAGAGAACAGAGCTTTCATCTACCGCGAGCTACACGGCAACCACAAGCCCAAAGAGTGGTGGTGTGAGAGGATTGTGGAGATGTATCTCAAGGATCCAGTAGACCTGATAGCCTTGCCACATGATGCCTACAGCCACTTAGGAGGCTCTGAGACGATCGCTAAGGTGCTCAATGATACATTTGCCCGTCTTGCTCCAGATGAGAAGCGTCCACGCATTGTACGGGCTGATAAGCTCATGAAAGACAGGAAGCAGGCAGCGGTGCAGATGATACACAGTGCTTTCGCTAATAAATCAGATGGCAAACCTGGCCTCATCTTTAGCAAGTATTGCTCATACCTCATCGACACACTGCCTACTATCATCTACGCCAAGGAGTCTGGCGGTGAAGAGCTTGACCCCAATAATGTAGACCACGCACTAGACTCTCTCATGTACACACTCATGACAGCTAACCGCGAGTATGGCTTCCTGGTGAACGAAGCGAAGAAGATCAACAAGCTCACCAAGCAGTCATTCACTATGGCACCAGGCGGCAGAGTAGAGGCAAAAGACATTGGAATTGATATTGCAACAGCGGTAGAGACAGATAAGCTCAGATAAAGGCTAGTCTCTCACACTCTATTTGCTGTATGATAGAGACAAACAGGAGACATAGCATGAACGACCAAGACAAAGTATTTAAAGACCCTAGGGTAGACGACATAACAACCAACACAGGCGTGATTGATGAGCGTGATGCTCTATCTATTGATGAAGTGGATGACGCTACGCTTGTACGGCGTTTCAAGTATTGGGTAAACGACTCAGAAGCCTACTGGAATAGCAAGAGTGGCTTTAACCTACGCAACGTACGAGCACAGAACGAGCGGTACTACCTAGGCAAACAAGATAGTGACAGGCTTTACTACCACCAGGCAGACTATCGAGATAACCAGCTCTTTGTTGGTATCCAGGCTGTTATTGCCTACGTCTCAGCTCGCGATCCAGGGTGTGAGATTACTCCAGGCGATGACTCGCCAGCCAGCAAGACACTCGCAGCACGCCTAGAGAGCGCTGTAGACATGCACAGCCAAAAGGTACGGCTCTCACGTAAGATCAAGGTGGCAGCCAAGAACCTCGCCTTGAAGCGTGTTGGTGTGATCAAGCTCATGTACAACCCATTTAGTAAGGAGATTGAGGCTAAGGCGCTCAACCCAGAGAAGGTTATTCTCGACCGCAATGCAGAGCTGGACGAAGAGCCGCGCTTTATCTGTGAGGTATGTGAGGACACTGTAGACATTCTCATGTCTAAATTCCCAGAGAAAGAGAAGGAGATTATGAATGAGCTTGGCTTTGTGCGTAAGACTCAGAAGCTCCTCAGCACTGTTGTAGCTTACAACGAGATTTGGTTTACAGACACCACCACTGGCGAGCCACGTGAGTGTGTCGCTTGGTACTTCAACAACCTCATCCTAGATAAGAAGCTCAGCCCTATGTACGAGTACGACAATAAGGGTGTTGCTATCTGTAACTACACAGACAAGCCTACTAAGCCGTACACCTTCTGTAACTACCTAAACGACGGTAGCCACATGATTGACCAAACATCGCCTATTGAGCAGGCTATTCCTCTCCAGAACATCCTCAACCGCCGTGGCCGCCAGATCATCGACAACGCAGACACAGCCAACAGTATCAAGGTGTTCCGTTCTGGCGCTATCTCAGAGGATGATGCCAAGAAGCTCACCGGCAAGCCTAACCAGTCTGTTGTGCTCGATATTCGTGAGGATGAGCCTATCAGCAATGCATACGGTGAGATTCCAGCTCACTTGCTGCCTAACTACGTCCTACAAGATAAAGAGGACATTAAGAACAGTATCCACAACATTCTCGGTACGCCTTCTCAGTTTCGTGGCGATGACTCGAAGCGTGACGTTGGTACACTCGGTGAAGCACAGATGATGCAGAGCCAGGCCTCAGGCCGGCAGGATGAGATTGTGCGAGAGATTGATAACATGCTTGATCGTTACTTCAAGTTGCTCGTTCAGATGATGAAGGTATACTACAGTAAGAACCACAAAATCTCTGGCCGTGACACTGATGGTAATTTCATCCACGTAGAGCTGTCTCGTGAGACTATCCCAGATAACGCTGTGATTGCTGTATCACCAGGAAGCACCGTCAACATGGATAAGAGCCGACGTGAGAACATCGCAGTGAAGCTGGCAGAGCTTGGTGTGATCGATCCATACAACCTGTTCAAGGATCTTGGCCTCAAGGACTCTAGTGAGCGCTACGAGGCACTTGTGAAGTTCAAGACTGACCCGAACATGCTCGTGGATGAGGTACGTAGTGAGGTGCAGGACGAGGAAGCATACATTGACTTTGCAGTTATCATGAACGGCTTTGACGCTAAGCCACGTGATGACGTGACACCAGAGCATATCCTAGCTCACAACAAGCAGCTCCAGACAGACAAATTCCTCATGGCTAGCCCGAAGCTGCAGCAGAAGCTCCTGGCTCACATTGACCAAGAAGTACTCAGCCTCAGCCAGCGTGAGAAGCTCCAGGCAGCTAGCGACCAAGGGCTACTCGTAGACCCAACCATTCCTACAAGCCCAGAGATTCCAGAGCCTCAGCCACAAATGCCCGCAGACCCCTCTCAGATCCCGCCAGAGCTGTTGCAAGGCCAGCAACCACCAGTAGAAGGTCAACCTATCCCTGAGCAGCCAGCACAGCCTATAGGCGACCTAGGCGGCGTGCAGGATCAAGGCACAAGCGGTATCCTCTCTGGTCTCGGACTATAGACATAACCACCTCCATTTAGATATAATCTAGGTATATATCAAACATAATGGAGGTGTTTACATTGGCATCATCTAATACAGACCTATCAGAGATGGACTTTGACGCACTGGTTGAGAAGGCAGAAGCCCAAGACCAGGACGACGAGACCACTGATCAGGTAGAGGAACAGCAAGATAAGCCTACCACAGAGGAGGACAACAGCGGTGAAGGCAAAGCTACCGCCCAAAAAGAAGGCGACAAGTCGGAAGAGACTCCAGAGGATGAATCAGACGAAAAAGAATCTGGAGAATCAGAGGAAGAGCCGAAAGCACAAGGGCTCTCTGACGAGGAGTTTCTAAAAGAACTTGAGCGTCGTGGCTTGAAGGTGGCAGAAGACAAAAAGGAAGAGCCCAAAAAGGATGACAAGCCCCAGCCTTGGGAAGAGCGCCCAGATGAGATTGACGAGAAGCTTTGGAACAAGTCCTCACCAGAGGAGAAGTTCATCTATAACAGCCTCGATTACATCACAGTGAAGAGTAAGGATGGCGAGGAGCTGTCTATCAAGTTGCCTACACAGCTACCAGATAACTTTGAGTTTGCCAACAATAAGGCAGAGGCTCAGTTCTACAGTGCTATGAGTGCTCAAAGCTCCAAGGCAGAGAAGCTCATGAACAAGATCACCTCTGATCGTGAGCAGACGACCAAGGCAGAGAAGGAAAAAGCAGAGCTTGATGCTATTATTGCTGATGTGGATCGTCTTCAGGATGATGGTATCGTCCCCAAGATCAAGGCCAAGCCAGGCACAGAGGAGTTTAACACTGACCCTAGCGTGCAGCTTGTCAACAAGATCCTTGACTTTCGCGATGAGTACAACCGCAAGCACAAGGGCGAGAACATTAGCTCATACACAGCTGGCCTCATCTACAAGGCAAAGAACCCGAAAGAGTTTGAGACAGAGGACGACAAGCGACGTTCTAGCCAGGACAAATCACGGGAAAAGACTGCTAGCCGTGTAGCAAATAAAACAACATCAGCCAATCGCCCAGAGTACAACACTAAGGTTTTTGGTAAAAATGCCAGTCTAACTGACATTGCAGATTACTTTGCAGATCAACTATAAGGTGAAAGGAGAAAATAGATGAATCTGGATCAAATCAATAAAGAGCTGACCGAGGATCAAATCCTTGGCAATGCTGTAACAACGCAGGCTGTGGACGGTGATACGTTCCGTGACATTGTGTACAAGATGTTCAAGCCAAACGATATGGTGGTTATCAAGAACAACGCGCCGTATCCATCAGGCTTTGCATACATGCACATCGATGATGAGGAGCACATCCAGCCTAATGAGTACACCAACACGACTATCCGTGGCGCACAACGCGCTTTTCTCATCCACGCAGGTGAGGAGAAGGTAGTGCAGGGCTGGCTCGCTTACATGGCTCTCGAGCACATGTGGAAAGAATACGCCCAGTATAGCAGCTCTGATGGCGCTCGTATGCTTGCAGACGTACAAGCACGTACTAAATGGCTCAACGAGGCGTACCGTGGCCCAGCTCAATACACGACTGGCGCTAAGGATACCGCCAAAGCAGAGGAAGAGAAGCCAGCACGACGTGGCCGTCAAGCTAAAGCGGAGAGCAAAGAGGAAGATCTAGGGTTTAGCGAGTAAATAGCAGACCTATCTGTAGCCCGTCCGGGGTATAATCTCTAAAGAAGGAGAAAAACCGGGCGGGTTTCCGCTTTGTAGGAGAAAAACAGTATGGATAATCAACCGCTAAACAAATGGCAAGTCAAGGAAATTGTCGATGACGCCATCACCAAGCACGAATTGCGCAAAGAAAAGGACTTTGTGCCTATTTACGCGCTTGACTTGTACAAAAAAGATATAGAATCACGGCTCAAAGACCTTGAGACAGACTCAGCAGAGGCTAAAGACAGGAACAAATGGCTGTTTCGCCTTGTTGTTGGCGCGGTTATCACCTCATTTGTGCCAATTGTCATCGCATTGCTGTCCAACAGCAGGGGAGGGTTGCTAAGATGAGAAAGAATCGTGTCATTCGATGGTTTAAAAGAGAAACATTACTAAAAATCCTATCAATCATGATGATTTTAAGCCTTATATTCAGTGGCTACACCATTTACAAGGTATTTACACTCAAACCAGGCCAAGCCGTGACTATATCAGGTGGTGCGAAGGTGGAGAAGCCTGTCACGAACATCACTAACGCCCAAATAGACAAGGATGGCAACCTAGTACTCACATATTCAGACGGAGAAGCTCGTAATGTAGGCTCTATCGTTGGCTCTAACGGTAAAGATGGGGCAGATGGCAAGACACCAACCAACTCAGATATAGCATTAGCTATCAAGACGTACTGTCTCACCAACAAATGCTCAGACAACCCCACAAGCGCCCAGGTAATGAGCGCTGTTGCTGCTTATTGCTCAGGCGGTATATGTAACGGTACGAACGGTAAGAACGCATCAGACGAGCAGATAGCGACCGCTGTGGCTAAATACTGTGCGGCAGGACTGTGTAAGGGCGACAGAGGGTCTACGGGTGCCACAGGGGCTACAGGCGCGGCAGGAGCTAACGGCATAAATGGTGTTGATGGCAAAGACGGTAAGGACGGCAGAGATGGCGCGTCTCCACAGCTATCATGCGTCAACATCAAGGACAATTCAGGTAACCAAACGTCATGGGTAGCATGGAAGTACGAGGGTGAAGCAAACTCAGCGTACCGTAGGCTATACAAGATCGCTGGTGACAGTAACTGTATTAATATTTAAGGAGGTATAAATGGCGTACAACTACATTACGCAGTATGACTCGCCAAACTACACTGCTGGTCGGCAAGGCAACAACATCAGCAGTATTACAATCCACTGGTGGGGCGATCCTAACCAGAACCCTAGTTTTGAGGGCATCGTAGCATGGCTGTGTAACCCAGCATCGCAGGTGAGCGCTCACTATGTGGTTACGGGCACAGACCGACGTGTAGCCTGTATTGTAGACCCAGCTAACATCGCATGGCACGCAGGTAACTGGGTGGGCAACCAGACAAGCATTGGCATCGAGTGTGATCCACGGTGTCGTGATGAGGATTACGACGTTATTGCAGAGCTGGTAGCAGAACTACGTAAGACCTACGGTGACCTACCGCTCCGCCCACACAACTCGTGGACGAGCACAACCTGCCCTGGTAACTATGACCTTGGCCGTATCGACCTCATGGCTCGTGAGAAGGCTGGCCAGACTGTACAGCGTGATCGGACTGATGAGATTAACTACCTGAATGGCTTATACCAGCAGATCCTTGACCGCAACGTAGACGAAAACGCTATTGGCCACTACCTGTCTCAGATCGACAAAGGTTGGAATTGGGATCAGATCCGTGAGGACTTAGCTAACAGCGCAGAAGGCAAGGCTGTAGCAGAGCGACGCAACGCACGTAACAATGAGTTACGAGCAGCCTACGACAGTGAGACCAACGAGATTCAGCGCCTATACAAGGAAATTCTCGAGCGTGACGCAGATGAAGGTGGTATTGAGCATTACCGCAATCAGATCCGTAGTGGCTGGAGCTGGGGTATGGTAGCTGACGACCTACGACGGAGTGACGAGTACAAGGAATTGCAGCGCATCAAGAACGCGCCAACGCCAGAGATTCAGCACGTAGACCCAGAGCCGCCGACAGAGCTAGAGAAACCGCAGGAGAGGGCCGCAGAAGCGCCTCAGGAAGCGCCAAAGGCAGAGGACACTACAACTATCCTCGGGGATATTCGACGTATCTTGCAGGCGATTCTAGACGCTATCACAGGTTTGTTTAAAAAATAAAGGAGAAGTAAAATGGAAGCACTAAACGTTCTTATCGTACCAGCAATCGTAAAACTGTTCGACATGTTCAACAAAAAGGAGTGGGGCGGCATTGCTAAGGTTGTTCTCGCTGTCGCAGCAGGTATTGGTTACTACTTTGTCACTGGACACTTCGTCTTTACTGACAAGACTGTCTACGACGGTATTGCCTTTGGCCTCCAGGCAGCTGGTCTCGTGACTGTGGCAGCCAAAGCTGGCGCAACTAAATAGCTCACAATAAGCTGTTGTATTATTGACCCTCAGGTATCCTGGGGGTTATAATATTAGCGTATGCAAGATAGCTTAATGATCGAGTGGAGAAACGGCGAGGTGACCATCACGCCACCGGAAGATTTTCAGAAAGTGATAAAGCCGCGGTATGTTCCGCGAGGGGCGAGCCGTGGACTGTACATAGACCGCATGTCTGTGACTAAGAACGGGCAGACAACAGTGGTCACATTTGAGAAGGATGGGGATGCCTACATCACCGCCCCTA